CCGCGATAATCCTCCTGGCGCTCGCCTTCCTGATCGGCTGGATGGGTGGCCGGGAATGAGCATCATCGTCCCATTGCACAAGTGGCGGTCGGCCGACCCGGCCATCCTGATCGGCCGCCGCTGCATCGCCCGCACCGACCAGGACGTCGTCATCGACGGCCGGCTCGAACTCATCCGCCGGCCGGACGGCACCGCCACCCTCCGCTTCCAAGGCATCGGAAACGACATCATCGACCATGATCCGAACACATGTTTCAACAGCATGAGCGACGGCATAAGAAGCCTCGCCATCTACGGAAAGGAATGAAATGCACACCGTCAGAATCGCCACCAACCCACGCAAATGGCGCAGACCCGCACCCTGCCCGGCATGCCGCCAGTCACAGCCGCTCATCCTGACCCTCGGCGCCATCTACAAACTCCGCACACGCAAACCGGTCAACACTATCTACGGCTGCATCTGCCCCAACTGCCGGCACAAATGCATCCTCCACGTCGACGGCAGAAGCCTCAACAAAGCCATCCGCCTCTGGAACCACCACGCCAGCCACCATCAAAGGAACGAACAATGAGAAACACCATCTGCGCCGCCCTCACCACCATCACCCTCGCCCTCTGCACGGCGCTCGCCGGATGCGGCGGCATGGCCAAAGCATCCACGCCGGCGCATGCGGTCAAACCCATCGACTCGCAATGCACCGACGGAGGCACCACCCACGGCTTCTACGAATGCGTCATCACATTGCAGGACACGCGAAAAGTGGACTGTGTCGTCTACGCATTGGAGAAGCAAGGCGGCATGTCCTGCGACTGGGATCACGTGAGCGGCGCGGACAAGGAGCCGGACCGATGAGCTACCGGGAAATCTATGAGCGGTACGTCATCTGCGACAAGTGCCATACAAGCCTTTCCGTCGATGACGCGACCTACGAGGACGCCGACAACGAGGCCGCCGACCGCGGCTGGCAATGTGACGGGCTCCAAGGCAGGCACTACTGCCCGCTCCACTGGCACGTCGAATGCCATGACTGCGACGTCACCGACGTTGGCTCACCGGACGAGCTGGAAGCCGCGGGATGGCACATCGACCGAGATTATCCATGCGACAGCCTCTGTCCGAACCACCACCATCTCGCATGCCGCGAATGCCGCAAGTGGGATGTCGGACCTCTGCACCGGCTCGAATACGAGGGATGGCAGGTAAATGCAGACGATTTCAAGAAGAGCCTCTGCCCGGAATGCGTAAAAAACAAGAAGGAAACGAAATGAAAGTGAAGAAAATCCTCATGGACATGATCGTCAAATGGCATCAGGCCGGATACAGCCTCGATGAGATCTCGCCACTGGTTCCTCAAGTCCCCAAAGAGGAAATCAAAGCGATAATCCAACAACACTACGAATAACAAGAAACCCGACCTTCCGGCCGGGCTCTGGCATTACCACAAACCAGACTACCACGCCGGAGGGAATCGAACAAATGTACGAACCAACCAACGAATCCCAACCAACCACCACCAACACCACAACAAACACCAGCCAAACAACACCAGCGCTCGCCGGTGTGTGCCTCGTCTGCGGCGGAGGATGCGCTGTCGGCGACACCATGTGCGCGAGATGCGATGGGCTGATGCGCGGCTGGCTGCGGGAATATCCATCATGGTTGGATTCGCTGCATGAGTTCCTGGACTCGACCGCGCATTACGGAGGCCGCCAGCCTGGACGCGTCAACCTTCCAGCCGCGCCGACGCCAATCCGATTGCCGGTGCTCGACCACATGCAGGACATCGAGGATGCCGCGATCGCACTCTGGCGCCGGTTGTATGCTCCGCCTGCCATGCCTTGGGCTACCTGTGGCGTGCATCCGCCGCTGGTGGACATGCTGCGTGTCTGCGCCGGCAGTCCTCGACTGCGCCGCATGCCTGATATCGCCGACTTCTACCATGAGTGGGAGTCGATGGTTCGAAAGACGCTGGACATCATCGACGTGCCGCCTGCGAAACATGGCATCGGAAGATGCCCGAACCCGCTGTGCGGAGTCGAATTGACAGCGGCGGTCGGCGCGGTAAGCGTTGCATGTCCCGTGTGTGGCAACACTTACCTTGTGGCGGATGTGCGGTTGGGGTTTCTGAGGGAATGCGTTCGGTCGGGACGCGCGTTCACGGCGGGGGAGTGCGCGGAGCTGCTGCGCGAATGCGGATTCCAGTGCAATGCGAACACGATTCGCTCATGGCGCAAGCGCGGCAGGCTCCAGCCGGTTGGTGAAAACGTGAAGGGGCAGCCGTTGTACAGGCTTTCCGATGTGCATGGACAGGTCGTGCGACGCGACTCGATTTGACAAAATCGAAAGTGCAACGCACAATTGTCAGTGGATTAGAGGGTTCAAACCGAAGACATGCGGTTTGAACCCTTTTCATATCCACCTTGGATTCTCCTAACTCCTTGGGTTGCGTAACACCGTCCTGTCCGAACGGCATATCGGACACGCTCCGCCCACTCCCGTCAGAGTGGACATACCCCAATGTGGCAGGCAAGCCAATCCCGTGCTTCCGTGATGCGGTGATGCTCAAATCCGCCTGCCGGTATGCCTTCGTAGGAATCAGTGGTAGATCGTACCGGCCGCGAGTCTTTATTGGATTCTCTTCCTTGTGGCCGCGTGTGGACGCGGGTTCGAATCCCGCCGAAGGCACCCATGAAACAAACCCGGGGTAGGGGTATTCGCAGATGATGGGGAGCCCCTACAAGACACGGGAGTGTCCATATACGGGAGCCCCTATACCGGCATTCCAGCAAGCCAACGGCGAAGATGATCATTGATGCATCCATGACACCCCGGGGCTCATACATGTGGGGAGGCCACATGAGCAAGCGGCGTAACGAGCGTGTCAGCAACGGCTGGCGGCGCAGACAGCTCAGGGCAAGAGTGCTGGCCGCATACGACGTGTGTGCCATCTGTGGCAAGCCAGTCGACAAGACATTGAAGACACCACATCCGATGAGCGCCGAAGTCGACGAGCTCGTACCGGTCTCACGTGGCGGTGATCCATACAGCTTCACTAACTGCAGGCTCACGCACCGCAGATGCAACAGGTTCAAGAGCGACAAGACAGACGAACACGCACGAGCGCTGCTGGCTGGCAGACAGGAAGTGAAAGCAAGCTCGATGCCGTTCAAAACGTTCGGCATCTGACTCCGATACCAGGGCGGGGACCCCGGGTATGCCCCCTCCCGGTCGCCTCGGGTGCAGTGCCGATATTTCTCTTGAAATTTAAGCGTAACGAATTGTGTTACGCATACGTTGAATGAAAGGCGGAATATGGCCTTTTTCAAAGCGTCAGCATCTGACATAGAACGATTTAATAAATACTTCAGAAGCACTGACCCTAGTAAATGTTGGGAATGGAACGGTGCTCATCACCCAAAGGGATATGGCACATTCCGTCTGGCAAAGACGTCCGTTCCGGCACATCGCTTCGCATATGCATTGACTCATAACATGTTTATCCCAGATGGGATGGTGATTGATCATATCTGTCACAACCGTTCATGCGTTAATCCAGACCATTTGAGAACAGTAACGGTTCAGGAGAATTCCGAATATCGTGTTTTCTGTAATAAGAACAGCAAATCCGGAATCCGTGGTGTCTACTGGCGTAACGATCGAAAAGCATGGCAAGTTGAGGTTATCAAGAATAGGAAGGCATACAAGAGAGGTCCATTCAAGACGCTTGCACGGGCGGAAGCTGCTGCAACAAGATTGCGCGAAGAACTCGGGTTCCTTACTGGTTTTGGAATGAAGGAAACGCAATGATTTGCGAAGTATGCGGTAAGCAATTTAGGCCAAGTGGTAAGGGCAGCCAACAGAAATATTGCTCCGCGAAATGCAGGCAGAAAGACTATCGGCGTCGGAAAAAGAATCGGCCCGCACAGGACCGGAACGGTAAGCCGCCCGTCAAAGCCGTGGAAACGAAACAGAAGCCGGAAAGGGATCTCGACCAGCGGAGCTTCGAGAGGATGATGGACGGCAGCATGCTGGACATGCTGCGCGCCAACCGTGACCGACTGCAGAAGGCCATGGATGACACGTCCACACCGGCAAACGCACTGCCTGCGATCAGCCGCCAGCTCATCGACGTATGCGAACGCATCGAATCACTCCAGGGCGGAGGTCTGACCGACCTGTTGGACGATGAGGAAGACGAGGTGACGGACGATGTCGGAGCGTCGATTGTCTGAAATCGCCAAGGTCCTCCGCCAGCCGGAAGGCATCGTCGGCAGCGAGTTCACGCGAATCAACAAAGCCGCGCGCAAGGCCGGCATCCGTTTCGACTTGTGGCAGCAGGGCTTCTTGTGGCTTCTGTTCGCCAAGAACGCGGAAGGCAAGTATGCGTGTGGCGCGGACGGCGCCGTGCTGTCCAGCTGCAGGCAGATCGGCAAAACCTTCACCGTCGGCACCGCGTTGTTCCTCAAGGCGATACTCACACCGAACCTGAAAGCCATCTGGACCGCCCACCATACGCGCACCAGCGACGAGACATTCGCGGACATGTGCGAGATGGAGCACAATCCAGTGCTCGGCCGGTACGTGGAACGCATTCGCAGAGCAAACGGCCAACAGGAGATCACGTTCACGTCCGGCAGCCGCATCATGTTCGGCGCCCGCGAGAACGGTTTCGGCCGAGGATTGCACAGCGTGGACGTGGCCGTGTTCGACGAAGCGCAGATCCTCACAGTGCGCGCGATGGACAACATGATTCCGGTTTTGAACACGAGTCCTAACCCCCTGGTCGTGTATATGGGCAATCCACCCAAGCCGGGAGACCAGTGCGATGCGTTCACGGAGAAACGCATGCACGCGCTGAACCATGACGGAAACCTCCTCTACGTGGAGCTTGCCGCCGACAAGGACGCGGATTCGGACGACCGCGAACAGTGGGCTAAAGCGAATCCCAGCTATCCGAAACGTACAAGCGAACAGGCAATCATGCGCATGCGCAACAACCTGTCGGACGATTCATTCCGTCGTGAGGCGCTTGGCATATGGGACGAGACCGCCACCGCATACGCCATCAGTCCCGACCTGTGGCAGGCCGCGGCCGTCGACGACGTGCCCGAGGGCGGCACGGTGAGCTTCGGCATCGACATGCCTCCGGACAGGAGCGTGCTGACCATCGGAGCGGCGCTACGATACGCGGACGGTTCGGCCATCGTCCAGATGGCGAACATCAAGGACGCGCGGCAGGCGGGAACCATGTGGGCCGTGGACTGGCTCGCCGAACATTGGCCGAAGACCGCCAGCGTGGTCATCGACGCGCAGTCGCCCGCCATGAGCCTGCTGCCGGAACTGAAGAAAGCACATGTGAAGGTCACGGTCACGAACATGCAGGAGATGGGCCGAGCATGCGGCCGGTTCCTCGACATGCTCAAAGCCGGAACGCTCAAGCACCCGCGGGACGAATACCAGCCGCAGCTGGCCGCGGCCGTCAAGGGTGCGACCACGCGTCCATTGGGACAGTCCGGCGCGATCGCTTGGAACAAACTCGGCAGTGATGTCGACATCACGCCGCTCGTGTCCACCACGCTCGCCCTGTACGGGGCGTTCACGACGCTCCGACATCCCGGAAGACGACAGATCATCGGAGGAATCTAAATGAGCGACATCCAGACAACAGCAGCGCCGGACGGGTGGAAACCTACGGGAGGAGCCGGAACGGTGCCGAAACTCGTCGTGCCGACGCACATCGACGGACTCTCCGGTGAGGAGAACGCGCTGCTGCGCGAACTCGCCGAGGTATGGACGCGCCACGCGAGCCGCAACCGAACACTCACCGCCTACTACGAAGCCAAGGAGCCACTGGTTGATTTTGGACTGACTGTGCCGAAGTCCATCAAGGATCATTACACGCCGCTTGGGTGGGCACGCAAGGCTGTGGATATGCTCGCTGAGCTTTGCGTGTTCGAGGGATTCGTCTCGCCGGGCGTGGACGACCCGTTCGAACTGCAGGACTTCATGAGCCGCATCGGATTCACTAGCGTTCTGCAGCAGGCCATCCAGACTGCGCTCATTCACGGCTGTTCGTTCCTCAGCGTCGTCCGGGACTTCGAAGGAAGACCGCTCATCCGCACGCATACCGCGGAAAGCTCGGCCGCCGTCTGGGATTACCCTAACCGGCGGGTCAGGGCGTGCATGGCCATCACCGACGTTGACGACAACAAGGAGGCCACCGGACTCGTGCTCTACATGCCCGACCGCAACATCAGCGTGCAGCGCCGTCTCGGCTACTGGTGGCGCGTGGACGATGAGCAACCCACCATCGACAACGAGTGCAGTGTGTTCCGCCTCGCCTACAAGGCTACCGAGGTCAAACCGTTCGGACGCTCCCGCATCAGCCGGGACGCTATGGCCATCATCGACGGCGCGAACCGCACCATCGTGCGCGCCGAAGCGAATGCCGAATTCTACGCGTTCCCAAAAATCCTGCTGACAGGCACTTCCGAAGAACTCGCCTCGTTGGGCACGGACGACGCGTTAAAGCTTTATATGGGTCGCTACAACATGATCAGCAAGGACATCGACGGGCAGTCCCCGACCGTGACGCAACTGGCCGCGTCGAGTATGGACCCGCATCTGACGATGCTGAAAAGTTGGGCGGCGATGTTCGCCAGTGCGATGAACATTCCAGCCAGCTCGCTCGGCATCGTGTCCGACGCGAACCCGACGTCCGCCGACGCGACCGAGGCGCAGCGTGAGGACCTGATTATCGAGGCGCGCCATTGCGACCGGGATTTCGGTGAATCGATCCTGCAGGCAGCCCGTCTTGTGGCACGGATGCAGGATCCATCCGTGCCCGACGAGGAGCTGATGAAACTGCAGGTCGACTGGAAGAACCCGAACACGCCGTCGAGCTCCATGAGCGCCGACGCATTCAGCAAGCTCGCTGGAAGCATCGACTCGTTCGCCAACAGCGAGGTCGGCATGACACGCGCCGGATTGAGCCGAAGCGAGATCGTCCGGCTGAAGGCCGACCAGCGCAAGGCCCAGGCCGGTCAGGTACTCGATCAGATTCGAGGCATGCGCCAACAGACGGAGCAGCAGACCGATACGGCGGCGAGGGAAGGCGGTATGAATGAGCCCGAACAGTCTGAACCTGCCGCCGGAACGACGCAGAAGGCTTGAACTCGACCTCAATGATTTGTACGAGGATTACACGGACACCATGAGCCGCCTGCAGAAGGAGGCCGGCAACAGTGTCTCGGGCCTCGTCTGGGACGGTGAAAGCCAGGAGCTCATCAAAGCGGAGATCAACCGGTATGCCGACGCCGCCAGCAGGCTCGCATCCGACTACTACGGCCACGTACGCGACCTGTGGGCGCAGTACGGCGGAATCGATATGCCGGAATACGAGCCGCCTTCCATCACCGCCGACCGCGCGGTCTGGCAGATGGAAGGCGGTTTCAACAACACTGACTTCATGGGATTGCACTACAAGGATGTCATTCCAGATGAAAACGGAGCCGTTCACAACAACGCCGGAAGAACCATCGACGACCTGTGGCCCACGTTCGCTGACGAGGAGCAGGCGCTGGAATACGTGCAGAATCTGATTCAGACCGTCGGGCGGCTGACCATGCAGAGGGCTGTGGCCAACGATCCCACCAAGCCTCGCTGGGCGCGTGTGCCGCGAGGGGCTAAGACATGCGCGTTCTGCCTTATGCTCGCCTCGCGTGGCTTCGCCTACCTGAGCGAGGACACCGCCGGACGGCAGATGCAATACCATACGGACTGCGACTGCGACATCGTGCCAAGCTGGGGCAGCAGCAAACTCAAAGGATACGATCCGGACAAGTATCGTGAAATGTACCAGGCAGCCAAGGCTGCGGCCGGCGATGACGGCGACTGGCGTGACACGCTAGCCCAATTGAGACGCATCTATCACGATGAGGTCAATGATGGTGTGACTGCCCAACCGACGATTCGATGGAGCGGCAAATCGATTCCAATCAGCGCTTCCGAACTATCGAGATTGTCGGATTATAGCGTCAGGATGCCTGGAGATAGATTCTCCAACGACGAGAAGATCGCGGCTTTGATGGATTGGACCGGAGACAGCTACAAAAGTATCAACGGCTACCTGTTCGGCGGACGAAACCCGTCGAAAGACGTCATCCATCAGGTCGAATGCATCGACGAAGCGATATCCGACCATATCATCCGAGAACGTTTCACGGTCGACAGGCAGATGCGGTTGTCGACGTTCCACGTCAGCGACATGGAGTCGCTTTTCGATTTGAATACCGGTCGCACCTTCGAACACATCGGCTACATGGCCACCAGCATCAAGGAGGGAGGCATTGACGTTGATGGGGAAGACCGCATCGCCACAAGAATCTTGGTACCGCCGGGAAGCGCCGGCGTGTATGTGGAGCCGATCACTCAGCATCCGGGAGAATACGAAATTCTTCTGCCGAGAGGAAGGGCTCTTCGTTTCGAAGGGCTTGGAGCATCCGACGGCAGACCGATCGTTTATCTGAGACTGCTATGATTGAGCCTATGGATCGTTCCGACCGTTTCACGTTTATGCCCGGTGATTTGAAGGAAGTCACCGATGAGCGCCATCTTGCGGAAATCAAACGCAAGTATGGCGATATCTCCATGCCACAGGACGAATATGAATGGGTCAGGAACGAAGGAAAGAAGCGCTGGTCCGTCGGCGACTATGTGTCGACCGACGAGCTGCGGTCCGAATACGCGCGAAGAAAAGCGCTGGGAAATCTCTGAATCCCAGAAAGCCATCACGTCGAAACGTGATGGCTTTTCTTTTACCTTTCACACCCCAGCGATGGGGCGGGGCGCAGCCATGCGCGAAACCAACAAGAATGGCCGTCAACTCGCCGGCGTCAGGCGTGGAAACCAAGAACAAGCAAAGGAGCCACCAACCATGGCAGAAGAAAACCAGACCGGCGCGGACGGCCAACAGGAGCCGGAACAGCACTCTCCGGCCCCAAAGGACGTGAACGACGCGAAGCTGAGGACCTTCACCCAGGAGGAAGTCGACCGCATAATCAACGAGCGTCTCGGCAGGGAACGCGGCAGGAAAAGTGACTACGAGGAGCTCAAGGAGAAGGCCGGACAGACTGCCGACCTCGAATCGAAACTCTCCAAGGCGCTCGAGGAGAACGAGAAGCTCAAAAGCGAAGCCAAACAGGCCGAACACGAGAAGGAGCTCTCCACGATACGCGCCAACGTCGCGGCCAAACACGGCATTACCGACCCGAGCGTCCTCGCGGGCGACGACGAGAAGCAGATTGGCGAATACGCCGAGAAACTCATGAAGGTGTTCGCCGACATGCGTTCCCGCGGCACGGTTGCGGACCAGAGCGCCCGCACCGGACAGGCCAAGGCGAAACGCTCCAGCCGTGAGGACTTCGTCAACGCCATGAGCAACACGCTCCTGTGAGCCAACCAGCAAAACAACATTCATTTGAAAGGACAAACCATGACAGATCCGTCCATGACCCGAAAAAGCAACGGTCTAGACCTCACCCCTGAAACCCAGGCGGAGATCTTGCAGACCGCAAAATACAAGAGCGCGTTCATGCAGCTCGTGCCGGAGATGAAACTGCCCGGCAACGGTGCTCGCGTGCCGATCATCATCGGCGACCCGGAGGCCGCATGGGTCAATGAGGGTGCGGAGAAGCCGAAGAGCGGCGTCACCTTCGGCAAGAAGGACATGCTGCCGTACACCATCGCGGTCATCATGCCGTTCTCCAACCAGTTCCGCCGAGACTTCGGCGCTCTCTACGACCAAGTGGTCGCGAAGGGTCCGGGAGCCATCGCCCGCACGTTTGACAAGACCATCATGGGTCTCGTCGACGCTCCGGGTGCGGACTTCGACACCCTGAAGAGCGCGCAGACCGTCAGCATCGGCAAGGACGTGTGGAAGAACCTGAACAAAGCCGACGACCTCGTGTCCGAAGCGGATGGAACCGTGGACGGTTGGGCGTTGAGCACCCAGGGTCGCAGTGTGCTCCGGCAGGCGACCGACAACAACGGACGCCCCCTGTTCCTCGACGGCACCGCCGCCTCCGACGTGAGCACCGTGCTCGGCAACCGCACCTACATCAGCAAGGGCGTTCACGTGCCCGCCGTATCCGAGACACCGGGACCGGCCAAGGCAGAGATCCTCGGCGTGTGCGGCGAATTCTCCTCCGCCGCATGGGGTTCCGTCGAAGGAATGCAGACCAGCATCTCCGACCAGGCGTCCATCACCATCGACGGCAAGCAGGTCAACCTGTGGGAGCACAACATGTTCGCCGTGCGAATCGAAATCGAGGTCGGCTTCCGTATCCGCGACATCAACCGCTTCGTCCTGCTCACCGCCTGACGGAGTCCGACATGACTGTCGAACCAGACGTGTTCGCCACCTCCGTCGACCTCGAACAGAGGTGGCACAAACTCACCGACGAGGAACGTGAGAAGGCCGACACGCATCTCGCGGACGTGACCGACTACATCAAGGAACGCTCCCCGAACTGGCAACGTCTCCAAAAAGAACGGCCACGCCTGCTGACGAAGATCACATGCGACATCGTCCGCAGGATCATGCAGGCCGACCCGTACGACATTCCCGGCGGCATCACGCAGATGAACCAGACCACCGGCAGCTTCAGCGAACAATACAGTTTCGGAGCGCCCACCGGCGATCTCTGGCTGCGCGACGACGAGAAACGCATCCTTGGCATCAACGCTCAGCGCGCGTTCAGCGTCGACATGGCAACGGGGGAGACGTCCTAGTGGAAACCATCGAAATCTGGCGCGGCCAGCCCACCACCGACACGGACGGCAACCCCATCCAGGGCAAACCCGCCCGCGTCGGCACGTTCCAGGCGCTGGTCGCGCCAACCTCCACCACCGACCAGATCGAGGAGAACGCCAGCCCGCAGACCACCGAATACACGATCCACATCCGCGGAAACCAACCGACCGGCATCCAGGCCACCGACCTGATCAAAGTCAGGGGCCGGCTGCTGCCCGTCAAGGGCAAGCCGCAGGTGTGGGACAACATCCACGGACGCCACATCGGCGACGTCATCACCGTAGGCGAACGGGAAGGATAAACCATGGCCAAACGATGCAGATTCGTATTCAACCGCAAGGCGTTCAGCCAACAGGTCCTCAAAAACGAGACATTGCGCTCGCGCATGAGGGACGCGGCCGAGGCCGCCGTAGAGGATGACCGTTGCATGGTCCGCGATCATGACGGCAAGAACCGTAGCGGCGTGGCGATCATCTGCCCGGCACCGGTGGAGAAGGCGCACGGCACGCTGGAGGACACGCTCGGAAGGATGCGCGTATGAGCATCCCGGTCACTCCCCGGCGCACGGAACCCCTGCTCCTGCCCAAACTGAGGACACTGTTCCCGGACGTGACGTTCGACACCATCGAACGAGCCGACCTCGAACCTCCCTTCACCGAAGCCACTCTGGCCGACTCCATGCAAGGCATGAGCACCCCAATCTCGCAGTACGTGCGGCTGCGGTTGAGCGTGCGATGCATGAGAGAGGACCATACGGGCGACTGGGGCAAGGCCGCACGCCTGTGGGCCGACATCGCGAGGGAGATCATCGGGCTCGGAAACGTCGCGCCGCTCATCGACGCGTCACTCGAATCCGGGCCGGTACGCATGACTGACGAGGACAAGAGGCTGGTGTGCGCGTACGGAGTGCTCCTGCTCGAGGTCACCGTCAACTGAAACACAACCAAAGACAACGTGCCGCCACACGCGAAGAACGGAAAGGTGCAGACGAATGTCTGACAACAACGAAAAAACCACCGTCGCCGCGCAGGGCGCGACCGACTACGGGTACGTGTCCAGCGGCAACACCGCAGGCAACGTGCGCCTGATCAAGAACTACGCGCTGTTCCTGTTCCCCAAGGGCGACAGCACGTTCGTGGCTCCGACCGGAGTGGCCTGGACCCCGCCGGCAAGCAAGAAGCCGATCGGCTACTCCACGGAGGACGGCGCCGTACTGCATCCGGAACCGGGCGACAGCACCGACTACAAGGCCCACAACGGCGACATCGTGCTGTCCGACACGGATCCGGGCTACTGGACCCTGCAGCTCGCCGCCATGGAGGGCCGCAAGGATGTGGTGTCGGCCTACTTCGACGTGGACGTCGAAACGGACGGCGGCATCAGCATCAAGGGCGCCGGATTGAAGAAGGAGTGGATCCTCGTGCTGGTCGCGCTCGACCAGCAGGACCGTCCGTTCCTCCTGTACGGCACCAACGCGAAGGTGAGCGACCGTGACGACGTGAGCCTGAAATCCAGCGAGATCATGAACTTCAGCATGACGTTCAAGATGCTCAAGGGCACCAACGGCGAACAGTTCCACGCATGGGGCCTCGTCACCGAAGACGCCAAGTGACCCATTGATTCTTCCCGTGCGGCCGATGGCGGTCGACCGCACGGGACCACCACATCAAACCGCCAACCATTAGAACGGAGCCAACATGAGCGACAAAGAATACCATGTCGTGGACGTAGACCTGACCGAAGCGGAAGAGCTCAAACCCGACGTGCACCTCGAGGTCGCCGGCGTCAAACTCGACCTGCCGAACCTCAACAACGCGGAACTGCCCATCGAACTCGTCCAGGCCATCCTCCTGGTCAAAAGCAAGCCAATGCTCTCCGACGAGGAAACCACGGCCTGCGTGAGCACGTTCCTCGCCTACTTCCAGACGATGCAGCCGAACTTCTGGAACGTGCTGCGCAAGACCAAACGTCCGATGGCCTACCTCACCGCGACCATCAAGGCGTGGGCCGAGGAATCCGGACTGGACCCAAAAGCGTTTACCTCGCCCACCTCTGGAACAACAATCGCGCGGCACTAGCCTACGACTGGATCCGAGCGTACGGGCAGATCTACAGGCCCGTACGCTTCCAGGAATGGGTTGAAGGCCAACGTCCACGAGTCGATTGGGGACTCGCCTGGGCGTTGACCCGCGAAATCCTCAAAGACCACACGAGCCACTCGTGGATGGCGTTGCAGAACGCCGTCTACGCACCCGACGGAGCCGAACAGGCGGTCTGGACGCTGTCCGGACAACGCAAACGCCCATGGTTCGACCACGAGCACGACCCGCTCCGCCCGCCAACCCCAGCACACAACCTCACCCGCCGTCAACGCGAGGACAGGGAACGGCTCAAAGCCTACTTCCACATCAACGACGACCTCTGACTCCGACCGCCATCGGAATCCCAACCTACGAATAAGGAAACACGATGGCAGCACAGGACATAGGCGTCGCATACGTCCACGTCGAACCATCCGGCAAAGGATTCGGCAAAAGCATCGAAGGCGACATCGGCGACGCCGTCAACAAAGCCTCCAAGAAAAGCTCCAACACCCTCATTTCGAAAATCGGCGGAGCATTCGGCAAGATCGGCAAGGTCGGCACCGGCGCGATCGCCACCATCGCAGGCGGCATCACCGCCCTCGCGGCCAAGGGCGGCTTCACCCGCGCCCTCAACATCGAGAACGCGCAAGCCAAACTCAAAGGCCTCGGCCACGACAGCGCAAGCGTCACCGAAATCATGAACGACGCGCTCGCCTCCGTCAAAGGCACCGCGTTCGGACTGGGCGACGCCGCGACCGTGGCGGCCAGCCTGTCGGCCTCCGGCGTCAAGGAGGGCGGCGAGCTCACCAAGGTCCTCAAGACCGTGGCCGACACCGCGCAGATCAGCGGCAGAAGCCTCACCGACATCGGCATGATCTTCGGATCGATCGCCGCTCGAGGAAAGCTCCAGGGCGACGACATGCTCCAGCTCATGTCGAGCGGCATCCCAGTCCTCCAAATGCTCGGCAAGCACCTGAACAAGACCAGCGCCGAAGTGTCCGACATGGTCTCGGACGGCAAAATCGACTTCCAAACCTTCGCCGACGCCATGCAGGAAGGCCTAGGCGGCGCCGCACTATCCGCAGGCACCACATTCACCGGCGCCCTGGCCAACGTGAAAGCCGCGTTGAGCCGACTCGGAGAAACAGCCGCCACACCAGTCCTCGACGGCTTACGCGGCCTGTTCAACCAAGCCATCCCACTCATCGACACATTCACCGCAGCCGTCACACCAACCCTGCAAAAAGTCGGAGCGGCACTCCAACAAGGTCTCGAGAACGCGATACCCGCCACACAGGCGAAACTCAAAAACCTTGGCGACACGATCTCCAACATCCCCGGCTTCCAGATGCTCGCCTCGGCGACGGCCAGCCTCAAAAGCCAACTCACTGGCCTCTGGAACGCAATCACATCACTCATAGGCGGACTCAACAATGGCGGCGAAGCCGCCACAATGTTCTCCACAACCGCCGGCGCGCTCGCGGGAATGGTCGCTTCGGTCGCGCAGGCGTTGTCGAACGCGGCGGGATGGGCGAAGACGTTCGTCAACACGTTCATCGAGACGGGCGCGTTGCAGCCGTTCCTTGAAAGCCTGACCGGCGTCATCTCCGGATTGGGCTCGCTGGTTTCCGGATTGGCGGCCGCGGTCTCGCAGGCCTTCGGCTTCAACGACAGCGCGCGCACCGCCAGTTCCGCGGCGCAGAGCTTCGCCGGACTGTTGAACACTTTGACCGGCGTGCTCATGACGGTGGGAGGCTGGCTGCAGTCGGTCGGACAGTGGGCGCAGCAGAACGGCGCACTGGTATCCGGCGCATTGAAAGCCATCACCATTGCATTGCTCGCGGTCAAAGGCTGGGATATCGTCTCGGCCGGGCTGAAGACAGTTTCCGGTGGACTGAAGGCCATTTCCGCGACTGCCTCCGGTGTGGAGAAGACCGCTACGGCCACGTTCGATTTGATTGGCAAGATCTCCGACGCGGGAAGCGCGGCTGGAGCACTGAAGCAACTCGCCGGCTCGTTCAATATTGTCAAGGCAGCTCAATCGGCGTGGAGCGCGGTGACCAAGGCTGCTACCGCCGTGCAGCTGGCATTCAGCGCTGCCTTGGACGCGAATCCTATCGGAATGCTCGTCGTAGCCATCGGCGCGGTCGTCGCCGCACTGACCTGGTTCTTCACCCAAACCGAAACGGGCAAACGACTCTGGAACAGCTTCGCCACATGGTTCATGGGAATCTGGAACCAGATCAGCACCGCATGCCAGCCAATCCTGCAAGCCATCGCCATATTCATCACCCAGACCATGAGCCAAATCCAACAAATCTGGCAAACCGGATGGACACTCATCACCACCGTCCTCCAAAACGTCTGGAACACGATCGGCCCCATCATCATGACCGCACTCACCGCGATCATCACCGGCATCCAAACATTCATCACCACCATCACACCACTCCTGCAAGCCGGAATACAGAACATCCAAACCATCTTCCAAACCGCCGCCACAATCATCAGCACGGTCTGGAACGGACTATGGAACACCATATCCACCGTCGTACAAGGCGCATGGACCATCATCACCACAATCATCAGCACCACACTCGCCGTCATCCAAGGCATCATCCAACTGGCGCTCGCGGTCGTCAACGGGAACTGGAGCGCCGCGTGGTCGGCCATCCAGGGCATCGTGTCGGCAGTGTGGGGCGGCATCCAAGGCGTCGTTTCCGCGGGAGTCGGCATGGTCAGTGGCGTGGTATCCGCCGCATGCTCGACAATCCGGAGCGTGTGGGCCGCGTTGTGGAATGGCGTCGGAAGCATTGTGTCGAGCGTCTGGGGCGGCATCGTCGGCACCGTAAGCAACATGGTTGGCCGTGTCGGGAGTGTCGTGAGCGGGATTGGCGGAACCGTCCGGAGCGCGGTGTCCGGCGCGGGAAGCTGGCTCGTCAGCGCGGGACGCAACATCATCCAGGGATTGATCAACGGCATCACAGGAATGGTCGGCTCGTTGTATTCCAGCATCACCAACGCGTTGTCGGGCTTGGTGGACAAGGCCAAGAACGCTTTGGGCATCCACTCGCCGTCGCGTGTGTTCCGTGACGAGGTCGGCGTGATGGTCGGACGTGGCATGGCATTGGGCATCGACGATTCCGCGCATGTGGTCAGCCGTTCCATGGATTCGCTCGTCTCCTCGATGAGCCTCGACGGCGCGGACTGGTCGAAGACCGGCAGGCTGAACGTCACGGCCGGCACCGGCGCCAATGCCGGCGACGGCGATCTGCGGGAACTCATCGCGGCGGTCGAATCGCTGCACGACGACCTCGGATCGATCATCGCCCGATACACGCCGACGATAGGGGACCGCGACTTCGCAAGGAAGGTGAGAAGTGCAATCGCTTGAATACGTGTGCGCGGCCACAGGTGAGCGCATCGGCTTCGAGGGGCCGCTGTACGGCGAGACGCTCACGGGACTGCGAGCCCGCGTCTGGGACTACAGCCTCGCCTCACGTGGCATGACGGGCATCACCCGCAAGGCACGCGAGGCGACAGTCACCGTGAAGATCCACGATTCTCCGGCCACGCTCGACCTACTGCGCCGCCTCGCGGACGCCGACATGGCATCCGGGAACCCGGGCACGCTCGTGGCCGACGGCGAATGGGAAGCCAAAGCGTGGATCACGAAAAGCGAACCGCAATCCATCACGCCCACGATGGTCGAGACGCAGTTGACCATCGTGCTGGCCGATGGCGTGTGGCGCCGTCCGACCATGACGCATTTCACGCCGCGATACGATTCCGGAACCGCCGACCTTGACTATCCATATGATTATCCGCATGATTTCGCCGGCATGGCATTGGGTGTCGAGATCGTCAACGACACGTCCATCCCGCAGCCGGTCAAGCTCACGATATTCGGACCATGCGCGCAACCGTACGTCATCATCGGAAACAACCGGTACGAGGTCGACGTGACCGTGCCATCCGGCTCGCGTCTGGAAATCGACGGCACCGGCGATGTCAGGACCGTCACCATGGTCAGCGGCACAGGTCTCGTCACAAACTGCTTCGCGCAGGCCGTGCGAGGGTCGGGCAAGGATTCCGGCCGGTACGTGTTCCAACCGCTCGCGCCCGGAACACAGCCGATCAGCTGGCCGGGAGGATTCCAATTCGACTTGACGGTCTGCGAGGAAAGGAGCGAACCGCCATGGACCTGATCGTCACCGACGCCACAGGCAAACCCGTGGCGAGCCACGCCTCATACACGCTCGACCTCGCGTTCGGTAGCGGGGAGAACGACTTCGACCTGCAGGTCGAAGACGCCGCGCTCAAGGCGGGGAGCCGCATCATGATCGACGGCACCGAGTACGGCGGCATCATCGACGACACGGATGTCGACGTGGACGGAGGCCTGTCCACCGTCACATGGCATGGCCGCGACTGGCATGGAGTGCTCGCCTCGAAGATCATCGAACCGGACAGGAACAACGATTACCTCACCCTGTCCGGCACGATTCCCGTCATTATGCGCACGCTCGTCAGCCGTGCGGGATTGCAAGGCCTGTTCACCGTCACCGACGAAAGCGCCGACCACAAGACCACCTGCCAGTTCGACCGGTACGTGGACCTGTACAGCGGTCTGGTCAAGATGCTCAGGGCAAGCGGACTCAAACTCCGGTTGCGTAATGACGGCGACAAGGTATCCATGAGCGCCATGCCCGTCCGCACGATCGGCGACAGCATCGACTCGGACCTCATCGACTTCACCGCCAAACAGGCGGCGCACCCGATCAACCATCTCATCTGCCTGGGCAAGGGCGAACTCAAGGACCGTACCGTCATCCACTGGTACGCCGACGCGAACGGCACGTTCAGCCACACGCAGACCCTCAAAGGCCTTGACGAACGCACCGCCACATACGAGTTGTCCAACGCCGAAGCCGACGAGCTCGAGGACAAGGGCAGGCAGAAATTCCAGGAGCTTCGGAACACCAGCACCATCGACGTGGACATTCCCGACGGCATCGACGCGGACGTTGGCGACCTGGTCACGGGTCGTGACAACAACACGGGCCTCGTCGTCACTGCCGAGATCTCCAAGAAGATCGTCAAGGTTTCGGGAGGCGTGCTCACCGTCACCTACGAATCCGGAGGTGCCAGCGCCGGCGGCAACAGCGGAGAATCCTCCATCGGGGATGGTGGCCACGCCTACTACGCTGGAGCCGGCCTCAAACTCGACGCCTGGACGTTCAGCGCCGACGTGACCAGAAACGACATCGACTCGCTCAACAACGCATTGTCGGGTAAACAGCCGAAAGGCGACTACATCACCGGCCTGAAAATCGGTTCGGTGGACACGCTCGCCCCCGGTGCACAGGCAAGCGCGTCGCTTACGGGCGCCGGCAGCGACAAAACCTTGAATTTGGGGCTTCCGAAAGGCGACCAGGGTCCGCAAGGGGAGAAGGGCGACAAGGGCGACGCAGGACCACAGGGGGCCACCGGAGCGACCGGACCCACCGGTCCTCGGGGAGAGAAAGGAGCGATCGGGGAGCGAGGGCCGCAAGGCGTCGCCGGTCCCGAAGGCCCGCAGGGACTGCAGGGGATACGCGGCGAGAAAGGCGATAAGGGTGATGCCGGCGCGATCGGCGCGGCGGGACCGCAAGGCCCGACGGGTTCCACAGGTCCGCAGGGTCCCACGGGTCCACAGGGAGCGACCGGCCCCCAGGGCAGACAAGGCATCCAAGGTTCCCAAGGCATCCAGGGCCCGCAAGGGGAGAAGGGTGACAAGGGCGACAGCGGCGTATCCGCCCCCTCGAACGGCTTCTTCACGCTCAGCATGGAAGGCGACGGCGACCTGTACGTGAACTATCCGGACAACACGAACCCACCCTCGTTCGTCTGGGACTCCGAGAGCGGGAACCTGTACGTGGACATCCCGGAAAGGTGACACATGGCGCGACTATTGATCGGCAACATCAAAGGCCCCAAAGGTGACAAGGGCGATACCGGGGCCACCGGCCCGCAAGGCAAGCAAGGAGCGCAGGGCGTTCAGGGAGCTAAAGGCGACGTCGGCCTTCCGGCGCTCGTGATGAAGAAATCCCTCGTCGGCGAATATCCGGTGGGATCCACTTTCACGGGGAACGTGAGCGAATGGTTGAACCGAACACCACTCGCCAACGAATATTCGACCGCATTGTCAGGTGGCGGAAAATACAGCATCGTCTGGCAGTGCGTTTCACAGTCCGGCAGCCTATTCACGGGAAAGACGATTTCCCGTCAATCCATCATCGGAACGCAAGGCCCTGCCGGACCGCAAGGTCCAAAAGGTGACGTCGGCCCACAAGGCGTGAAGGGCGATACCGGCGAGACCGGGCCTAAAGGAGCCACTGGAGCTGCCGGCCCTACCGGCCCGCAAGGTCCTGAAGGGCTGAAAGGTGACAAGGGTGATAAAGGCGATGTCGGACCCGCCGGAGAAGGAGGCCCTACCGGCCCGCAAGGTCCGAAAGGCGACACCGGCCCTGCCGGACCTACCGGAGCAACAGGCCCCACCGGGCCGCAAGGCAAGCAGGGAATACAAGGTGCGCAGGGACTGCAGGGCCCACAGGGACCGACAGGACCGCAGGGTGCCAGCGGCGTGACGGCGCCAACTTCCGGATTCTTCACACTGCAGGTCGACCCGAACGGAGACCTGTACGCCGTGTACGCGGATACGACCACCGCGTCGGCGGCTCCCGTCTCCTACGATCCGGCGACGGGCGACCTGTACTACATGATCAATGACGGAAAGTAAGGAGCGCATATGACGAAGATTCTGCTCGGCAACGTCAAAGGCCCCAAGGGCGACACCGGACCGCAAGGCAAGCAGGGAGTGCAAGGACCGCAGGGCCCTGCCGGCGCCACTGGCGCGACCGGGGCCACCGGAGCGAAAGGAGAGGCCGGCCAACGCGGCGAGACCGGGTTGCCTGCCTTGATCATCACACGCATACTATCCGGATACTGGACGTCCGCATGCTCGGATTTTGACTGGCGGGCACTCAGTTTCAACCGTGCCCCGGTCGTAGGCGAATACTTCTTCGCCATGACCAATGGCGGCAAGAACCTGATGTACGCGCAGATCACAGCCACCGGGAAAAACGTGACGTTCAAACCGGTTTCCAACACAAGCCTCGTCGGACCGAAGGGCGACAAGGGCGAGACGGGCATGAGCGCAAGCCAGGCGTTCATCGCCGCCCACCCGGTCGGCTCCCTCTACTGGACCACCGCCACAACAAATCCGGGAACCACCTACGGCGGCACTTGGAAGGAATGCAACACCATCCTTCCAGGACACATCTACCAGCGCACAGCCTGAAAGAGAAAGGAACATCAATGGCACGAACCACGAACATCACCAGATACACCTGCGACCGATGCCACGCCTCCGCATACCTCGCCGACGGTGACCCACGCACCTCCAGCGACTGGCACGACATCACACACACCACCGTCGACGGAGTCGCACAGGGCGCGCTCGTCTGTACCGCATGCTGGCAGACGTTCAAAGCGCTGGCAGCCACGCAGGACGCCGCCTACGCCGCATACCTCAACAACACAACAGATAGGAAGGAATGACCATGACCATGAATCTCATCACCGGCAAGGCCGGCGCTCCGCACATCACATCCAGCGACCAAGGAGCCATGCAGGCCGGACTGGTCGGAAACGGCAACTACCTGCTGCAAGGCAGCGACGGCAAATTCCCCGCAGTGACCATGCAGTCGGCAAACAAAGCGCTCATCCCGGTCCTCAACCTTGTGATCGAAGGACGATACGCACGCGTCACCGCAGCGGAAACCGTCACCATCGAAAGCGGAGTCACAGGACGGAACCGCAACGACCTAATCTGCGTGAAATACACGCGAGACTCGAACAACATCGAAACGATCGCGCTCGCGGTGCTGAAGGGCACCGCCACCAGTGGCACGGCGGCTGACCCCACGGTACCGTCGGGTAGTATCCTGAACAATTCCGGCACCGTATGGATTCCGATCGCCCGTATCCCGATCAGTGGCATCACCGCTGGAACTCCTGTCATGCTTGTCAAGCAGTTGCCTCCGATGAGCCAGCTGTGGGATTCCGTAACCCAGACTTTGATTAAATCACAGTATGGCACCGTGACCGGCGTGAAGTCTGGCAAGATCGCGCAGATTAGCATCAACTGGAAAAGCGCGAGCGCTGACTCGTGGGTCAGTGGACAGTTCGGTACAATTCCGGAGGGTTGGAGGCCTGCGGTCGTCACGCATGGCACGTGGTCGGGGCGTGATGGTGGCAGCCAGCGTGATTTCATTCTGGAAACGAATGGCAATTTCCGTTATGTCAATTGTGGCGCGGGGCAGAACAGCGGCGCGTTCTCCGGGACGATGACCTACATTCTCGCCTGAATAGCTTTCCGTAACCCTCACGAAGACGACGAGCGATAAGCTTGTTATTGACACTTCCATCATCCCTTTGGCTTGTGCCCAGTCAGGTGCAGATGCGCTGCTCGTGCTCAGCATCCTATGGCAGAACAGCGGCAGGTTCCGTTCTGTCTCATGGGGGTCCGTCAACTTGGCTACAGTCAAAGGGTGGAAGACCGCACGTGAATCCTTCGGCTGGTGCTTCGATAACAATATCGACTCCAGCACACAGTCAACGGCAAGGTTTTACATGGCCAACAACATAATCTCGTGGAGAGATTCATCGGAGCATGATATTGCTGCCGGCTGCTGGCATAATGGAGGCTTAATCGTGCCGGTCATGCGAGACTAGCTGAATATTACGCCATCAGGTACCGGAATGACTTTCTGGAAGCATTGGATGATATCGCCGGTCGAGACACCGCCAATGAGAGTCACTGACCCGTCCGTGTTCCAGTTCGCCTGTTTGCCATAGGAGTGGCCTGACACATTGGCGATACATCCAAGGCCGACAGTCTTGGAAGGTTTTATACCAGACTTGTACTGCCAGACTTGGAAATTCCCGACATTCACGGTACTTTGAAAAGAGGCTAGGTCAACGAAGATCAGCCCGTTTTTGACGGTGAATATATTACCGCCGCCATATGGCGAGCAGACGAACGATCCAGTGGATTGCCACTGAAGTTGACATGTCTGGGTTACGGAAAGCTACGCGGCTCCGATGATGAGTCTTTCCCATGCCCGCTGCAGACTTCTCAGCACGGACAAATCGGGGCGGAGATAGTAGCGGGCGGTTGTCTTGATGTCGCTGTGACCGAGTTGTCGTGCGACCACTGAGATATCGGCTCCCGCAGCGATTGCCAGAGTGCCGAAGGTGTGCCTGAGGTTCCTTGGCGGCACGCAGGGGAGTTTCATGCGTTGGCACCATGACGTGTAATGAGCTGCCACCTGGTTGGCGTTCAGATCGCCGACCAGCCTGCCGGTTCTGCCGTGGCGCAATTGCGCGAGCCGTTTGACTGCGAACCGTGGTAGTGCGACCGTCCGTCGGCTCTGGTCGGTCTTCGGGTCGGTGACCGTTTCATGTCCAGCGACCCATTGCACTGACCTTTTGACGGTCACGGTTCCCCGGCGTAAATCCAAGTCGGCCCATTCAATGCCGACGGACTCGCATCGGCGCAGTCCCGCGCAGACGGAGACCAATAACCAGGCTTCCAACGCGTGACCGTAGAAGCCTTTGAGCAGCCGTCTTACCTGTCTGGCGTCGAGCACGCGCGGCTCATACCGTCGCAGGTGCGGCAGTCTGATTTCACGACGTGTCACGTCATTGTCGGTGACTCCCTTGCGATAGGCGAGTCGGAGTATCGCCCGCAGCACGGCCCACGCCTTGCGCGCGGCGCCGGCCTGATTGAACGAGCCGAGCCACTCCTCGATGTCGTTCGCGGTGATCGACTCCATGTCGACGTCAGCCCATTTCGGCTGGATGTGGCAGCGGTAGGCCGACTCGTAGCCCACCCTCGTGCACTCGCGGAGCTTCCCGCAGGAGGGCCACCAGACCTCATTCACAAACGTTCCCAACAACATTTCAACCTCCAAAATCCCACACGTGGTTATCGCGGCTTCCAACGGTAGCCACGTGTGGGATTTTCCTTTCGGAAGGATTCCCAATGAGCCAGGAAACCATCGTCGCAATCGTTATCGCCATCATCGGCAGCGGAGGCAGCGGCGTGTTCGTCACCTGGATTCTGAGCAAGGTCGACCAACGTCACGATCCACTGCATGAGGGCGTCAGGGAACTGTTGTTCTGCAAACTCGAGGCTCTGCACCGTCAGATGGTCGATGCAGGTGGTGTTGCGAGCATTCCGTTGAAGCAAAGCGCGGAACGAATATATGCCGCTTACCACGGTCTGGGCGGCAATGGAACCGGAACCTCGATGATCCAAGACATACGTGACGCGCATATCGCGAACACAGATTGAAAGATTCAAAAGATTTCCACACCGTCCGTACAAGGCGGACGGTACGGACAAAGGAAAGGAGAGGAATTGAACATCCTCAACAAAGGCAAGCCGAAACACAAGCGCATGAATCCACGCCGACAATGGCGCAAGCTACTGACCGCGCTCGCGGTCGCCATATCCATGGCGGTCGCGCCGGCCGCGATGGCCGATATGAACGGATACGACATCTCGAACTGGCAGTGCGGCATCGACACCGCGACCGTGCCGGCAGATTTCGTCATCGTCGGCACCACATGGGGTTCCGGCGGCGTGTACGGTGGTTGCCTGTCCAACGGCGTCAACACCGACGCGAACCGACAACTCGCCGGAGCCATCAACAGTGGTAAGGAGACCGGCGTCTACCATTACGCACGCGGAGGCAACCCGGAGACCGAAGCCCGGTTCTTCGTCGACAATGTGCGCGGATACGTGCACAAGAGCGTACTGATCCTCGACTGGGAGGCGCAGGACAACGCCGCCTGGGGCGACAAGCAGTGGCCACGCAGGTGGGCGCGCGAGGTCAAGCGGCTGACGGGCGTGAACCCCATCATCTACACGATGGACTCCGGCTACTGGCAGGTCGCCGGCATGGAGACCGAGCTGAACTGCGGCATCTGGATCGCCCAGTACGCGACGAACCTCGTCACCGGCTATCAGACCGCCCCGTGGAACATCGGAGCGCGCGGCGAGGTGATGAGGCAGTACACGTCCAACGGCAGTCTCAGCGGCTGGTCCGGACGACTCGACCTGAACAAGTTCCGTGGCGACCGCGCGGCATGGCGCAAGTACGCGAACCCTGACGACAAGGGCGCGGCGGATCTGCCGAGTGTCAAGCCGAAACCTCAGCCCACGACCGCTCCGGCGGTCGACCTGAACGCTTTGGCCACGCGCACCATCCGCGGCGATTTCGGCAATGATCCGGCCCGCAGGCAGGCGTTGGGTGGCAATTACGCGGCGGTCATGCAGATCGTCAACAGTCGCCTCGGCGGAGGTTCCGGCGGAACGGCCGCCACGGGTTCGCGTAGCGTCGTGGTCCGTTCCGGTGACACCATGAGTGCTATCGCCGCGAGGACCGGACTCCAGCCGGTGTCCGCCTGGCGTGTGCCGAGCGGTGACGTCAACAGGATTTATCCGGGGCAGATCGTCACCTATGGCGGCGCGTCCGCGTCCACCGGCTGGAGCGGGGTCGGAGGCCATGTGGTCCGTTCCGGCGAAAGCCTGTGGAGCATCTACGGCTCCGGCTGGCAGTCGGCTGCCGCACGCAATGGCATCCGCAGCCCATACGTTATCTATCCCGGACAGTACCTGCGCTGAAACTCCCGTTTCCACGACTTTAAGCGTTGTTGGAGACGGTTGCCGTAATGTTTAAGGAGGTGAAAAATGGATGAATCCAATAGTCCGCAATCCGATTACCTGCTGCCAGGCAGGGTATACGACGTGCTCAAGTGGCTCGCGTTGATCGCTTTGCCGGCCGTCGCATGGCTCGTCGGAGCGGTCGGCCCGCAATGGGGACTGCCGCACTGCGGCGAACTCGTTACGACCATCAACGCGATCGGTTTGTTCGTCGGTGCGCTCATCGGCGTGAGCCAGCTCACGTTTGTCAAGGCCGACGAGGACGGCCAGTGATTAATTTTCTGACGTGAGACTCGAACTCGCCCCTCTCTCAGCTTCTATGCTGGGGGAGGGGCCTTTTTCATTTTCCGATGGAAGGCTGCGCGGTTCGACCACATCGACACGATATCGACACGATGACAGTTGCGAACAGTTAATTTCAACAAAGCGAACCACTGCGTATCGTATTGTTAAGAACGTTGGAATTTCAACGTTCTTGACAATGCTCACACCCGGCTACGCTCAGTCATGCCATGCCCGAATATAGCAGAATGCCGTCCGTCCATTCGGAGGCAACGTCCCGGAAGATGCGTAGTTCCTGCTGCGGGTCGCGGTATTTGCCGCGTCTGATGTCGTCCTCGATGGCCGCTGCGTATTCCTCAGCGTCACGGAGCTTGGCGAAGTTCCGTGATTTCTGGACGTGTTTGCCGTCTCGGAGCGTGTACCAGCGGCATCTCCACCGTGAGCCTTGGCCGTACAGCGCGGACCGCCATTTGTCGGGCACATTGGCTTTCATCGGATCCTTAGCGTTGGCCAGCGACTGTTTCGCGGCCCTGCTGGGCGGGTTGCCGTCCTCGTCGTTTTTGAGCCATCTGTCGTCTACGAACGCTCTGGCCATGGTCGTCTCTTTCCAAGGATCCGCGCTACACTGTGCGTGGAACCTCATTTTGGTGAAAACGGAAATGCTGATTGTTGGTTCCTTGGGTTCCGTCCGACTGTGTTCGGGCGGAACCCTTTTTGTTTCCCGTCGCGGTATGTGGACGCTGAGCTTCTTTTATTGCACGCACACGCCGGAATCGTAGAGCAGCTGCCGGTAGTCGGACAATACCTGTACGGTCACGCCCAATTCCACGGCCATCATCCACGTGTTACCTTCGTACACTTCCTCGGCCATGCCGTAATCCACCGGCGAGATCAACGCCAACGCGGTCTCCCTGCGGCAACGGCGCTCGCACTTCAACCCATACTGCGTGCCGCATCCCGAATCGTGGTGTTTCGCGTGGATGAGCTCATGGCAGAGGGTGCAGCGGCGCTGGAATCCGGCCAGTCGTTCGTCGAGGATGATGAGGCGGAGCGGGGCGTAGTAGATCCCGCACCTGTCTCCGGCCAGCCGACGTTCCTCCACGCGCACTCCCAACGTCTTCGCCCAGGACGTCAATGTGGCGTCGTTCACCGTCCAGTTCCGTCCAATCCCTTGGCGAACCTGTCGAAATCGCTTTCTCGTGCCGCATCCCACTTGTGGAACTCGTCGAGGGCCTTGCGTCTCATCTGCTCGTGTCCACGGTTGCCTTTGCCTTCCAGCAACGGCATGCTTGTCTCCTTCCGATCCCACAACCATCTTGTTGACGTCAACAAAATGGTCTGTTGTTGATGTTTCCAACGGTTTTGAACTATTCGGTTATTTCTAATAGTTCAATCCGCGTATGACGCGCGCAGACCCAGTTCCTTGGAGCTCCCGCCTTGAGCGGCTTGCTGAGCCTATCGCTCACTGCTTGGCGGTCTTCACCACTGTGGTGGTGCCCATCGCGGTGGTCTCCCAGCTGACGCCGTCCGCCTTGGTGTAGGTGAAGTCCTTGGTGGCGTCCTGCGAGCCGAGCAGGGACGCCTGCATCGCCGCGGTGTCTCCCTGGCTCGTCCATTTCCAGTCACCGGCCTTGTCCGGCGCATTGTAGGAGCCCTTCCAGTACAGGCTCTTCGTATCGCCGTTGTCGCTGACCCACTGGACGGTGATCGTGTCGGCCGTGATCTCGGCCTCCATCCAGGAATCCGTGCTGCCGGAGTTGGTCTGCTTCCACGTGCCGGTCAGATCCGCAGGCTGTTCTACCGGCTTCTTCTCTGCCGGCTTCTTCGTCGTCTGCGATTGGCTCGTGCTGCCGGCGTCGGCGGTTTTGGCGTCACTGGCGTTGCCGCATGCGCCAAGCCCGAGAATGAGCAGACCGGCGACGGCCGTTGCGATTGTCTTCCTGTACATGGTTTCCTTCTTTCCTTGGTTGATTTGCATTAAAAATTCAATCTCTTGGCGTTTCCGCTTCGAGAGTCTTGTTCGGATCGTCGTTGGCAGCCACGCCGAAATCCTCCGGACGGGAAGCGATACGGTCAACCAGCTCATCCGTGACCCGAAACTCGCGCTCGCGGGCCTCGTAGGAGCGGGCGGCGTCGCTGCCGAGTGCTCGTGTGTAGATGTCGAGGCTGGTGAGCCCGAATGTGGAGGCGATGTGCTCCACATCTGACGTATTCAACGGCGCCTCATAGCGCATGCGTTTGTACCAGTAGTTATTGCTTAATCCACTGGAATCAAAGAATTCGTCGATTGATATATCGCTGTTTTTTAACAGCTGACGGCATATGTCGATGATTCTCTTGCTGTCTTCGGTGACTTCGTTTTTCGGTCCTCTTGCCATGCTCGAAGTTTATCTAAATAAGTAGATTTTGTAAAGAACCTATATAGGTAAACAAATAAAATCACCTAAATAGGTAGATTGAGAATTACCGCAAGGCAATGAACAAAGAAAGGAGCGGCAAGACAGATGAGTGAGACGGAAACCATCGCAAGGAATCTCAGCGGCGAGCTTGCACGGCACCGCAAGACACAGGCCGCGCTCGCCAAGGAGCTTGGTGTGAGTGAGCAATATATCAGCAAGCGATTGCAGGGTGAGGGTCCATTCACCACCGAGCAACTCGAGAAAGCCGCCGGAATGCTCGGCATGAGCCTCTACCAGCTCATGATCAAGCTCCTGCAACCAATCGACGGCATCAAACAGATCAAGCCGTGAGCAGCGCTCGCCGATGCGCTGGAAAACGCGACAGCCAACAATGCCGATAACGCCCGAATTCTTGCGCACTTTCGGATTCCGGCCCTGACGTAAGAGGGCATGGCCCGCGTCCTGTGTACG